CTACGATTGATGGTACACAAACAATTGACAGTGCAGTTCTAGCTGGACCTATTACTATTCCTGCAACTGTAACAGTAACAGGGACTTTGGTAATAGTATAATGTCAAAAATAGAAGTAGATGCAATAGACAAACAAAGTGGTTCAACCTTAACTTTAGGTGGATCAGGCACGGCTGTAACTTTAGCTAGTGGCGCTACTCAAACAGGATTCGGTAGAACCGGAACTGTTGATTGGCAGACAGCAATTAAAACTAATTCAGATTCTCCTTTAACTGTAGCAAATGGAAAAGGTTATTTTTTAAATACTACAAGCGGAACTATTACAGTAAATTTACCAGCAGGTGTTGCTGGAGATATTGTAGCTTTTAAAGACTACGCAAAAACTTGGGATACAAACGCAGTAACAGTTACACCAAATGGAACAGATAAAATTGGTGGAGAAAATAATAATGCAACTTTAAACACAGAAAATCAATCAGTAACCTTAATTTTTACAGATTCAACAAGAGGTTGGTTAGATATACACGATTCATCTGCAAATATTGCAGGTCAATCATTTGTAACAGCAACAGGTGGTACAATAACTACTGTTTGTACTAATTTTAAAGTTCACACTTTTACAGGTCCAGGAACTTTTCAAGTGACTTGTGCAGGTAATGTATCAGGTTCAAATACAGTAGATTATATGGTAACAGCTGGTGGAGGTGGAAGTCCAGAATCAGCTCCTCCAGCAGATTATAATTATGCAAACGGTGGTGGTGCTGGTGGTGGATTTAGAGAATCATCAGGAACAGCATCTGGTGGTTATACCGCATCACCTTTAGGTAGTGGTGTTTCAGCATTACCAGTATCAGTAACATCTTATCCAATAACAGTAGGTGGAGGTGGAGCTGCTGGAGCTCCAGGAAGTAGTATTGGAACAAATGGTTCAAATTCAATTTTTTCAAGTATAACATCTGCTGGAGGCGGTAGAAGTGGTTCAGGCGGTTCAAGTGGAGGTAATACTCCTACATCAGCAGGAGCAGCTGGAGGTTCTGGAGGAGGAGCAGGAGCTAATACTCCTGCATCAGCAGGAGCAGGAAATACACCTCCAGTAACTCCCCCTCAAGGAAATACTGGTGGTGGTGGTACTTCAGGTGGAGCTACAGCTGGAGGTGGCGGCGGAGGTGCAACAGTAGCTGGTGGAGCAGCTGATGGACAGCCCGGTTCTCCTACAGGTGGTTCAGGTGGAACAGGGGCAACAACATCAATTACAGCAAGTCCTGTGGCTTATGCTGGTGGTGGTGGTGGTGGATCTAGTTATACAGGTGGAAATACAAACGCCGCAGGAGGAGCAGCAGGAGTTGGTGGTGGTGGTGCTGGTAAAATAACTGGAACAGCTAATTCTGGAACAGCTAATACAGGTGGTGGTGCAGGTGGAGTAGGAGGTTCTTGTAGTCCTAATAATGGTGGAGCTGGTGGTTCAGGTGTAGTAATAATAAGGTACAAATTTCAATAATTATGACAAGTAAAATTAAAGTAGATAATATAAATAAAGTTTCAGATGATTCAAACATCATCAAAAAATGTGGAACAACAATTACACTAGGTGCAAGTGGCGATAGTATTGCTTTAGCATCAGGTGCATCACAAACAGGTTTTGGTAGGTCAGGATCTGTTAATTGGCAAACAACTCCAAAGACAGCAACTTTTACAGCAGCAGATGGAGAAGGTTATTTTATAAATCAAAGCAGTGGAATAACAGCAAACTTACCTGCAGGTTCTGCTGGAGCTATTGTAGCTTTTTCTGATTATGCAAGAAATTTTGCAACATATAATTTTACAATATCACCCAATGGATCAGAAAAAATTGGTGGAGTAGCGGATGATTTAACATTAGATGTTAATGGTCAAGCTTTAACTTTAATTTATGTTGATTCAACTAAAGGTTGGGTTAACGTTCAAAACGCAGAAGACACAGAAACATCAGCATCTTTTATTACAGCAACGGGTGGAACAATTACAACTGTTGATACAAATTTTAAAGTTCATACTTTTACAGGACCAGGTTCATTTTGTGTTTCAGCAGGAGGAGGCGATTTGGCTACAGTAGATTATTTAGTAATAGCCGGAGGAGGAGGTGGATCATCTGGTACTTACGCAGGTGGTGGTGGCGGAGCTGGTGGATATAGAGAATCACATTCAGATCTAGTTTCAGGCCCTTATACAGCAAGTCCACTAGCAACTCCTACAGGTATAGTAATGTTGGCAGGATCTTATCCAATAACAGTGGGAGGAGGTGCAGCAACAAGACCTCCTATAGGAGTTGGTAATGCTGGTAATAATTCAGTTGCAACTCTTACTACAACAATAACAAGTACAGGTGGCGGAGGTGGTGGATTTCCTAACGGTGCAACAAGCACTAATAGTGGAACTGGTGGATCAGGTGGTGGGTCTGCGGGTTATAACGGACCATTTGCAGGTGGAGCAGGAAACACACCTCCTGTTAGTCCTCCTCAAGGAAATAATGGTGGTGGGATAGGAACTTATGGTGGTTCGTCTACAAAAGGTGGCGGAGGTGGAGGAGCCGGAGCAGTTGGAGAAAACGCTGGTCCTGGACCTTCTAATGCTGCAGGTAGGGGTGGAGATGGTGTAACAACATCTATCACAGGATCTGCTGTTACAAGAGGTGGAGGTGGAGGTGGCTCTACAGATACTGGTTCTACAGCATCAAGACCAGGTGGGTCTGGTGGTGGAGGAGCCGGAGCTAACGGACCAGGTAATTCAGCAGGAACAACTAACACAGGCGGTGGCGGTGGTGGAACTAAAAGTGGAACTAGTGGTGCTGCTGGAGGTTCAGGAATAGTTGTGATAAGGTACAAATTTCAATAGGTAAAAATTATGAGTGAAGTAAAAGTAAATAAAATTAGTCCACGATCCGGAACAGATGTTACACTAGGAGATAGTGGCGATACATTCACAATTCCTAGTGGTGCAACAATTAATAACCAAGGTACAGCAGTAAACTTTGGTGCAACAGGTTCGGCGTCTTGGGTAACCACAGTTAAGACATCAACTTTCACAGCAGTAGCTGGTGAAGGATATTTTATAAACACAACAGGTGGAGTAGTATCAGTTAATTTACCAGCAGGAACAGCAGGAGCTGTTGTTGCAGTTAAAGATTATGCAGGAACTTTTGATACAAACGCAGTTACATTAGTTCAAAACGGTTCAGATAAAATTGGTGGTTCAACTGTTAATGCAACTTTAGATACAGAAGGTATTGCAGTAACATTAGTTTTTATAGATTCAACACAAGGTTGGTTAGTAACAGATTCAGGTTTACAAGATGAAGCATCAACAGCACTATATATATGTGCATCAAGTCCGTGTGTTGCAACAGTTGGAGATTTTAAAATTCATACATTTACAGGGCCTGGTACTTTTACCGTTAATTCAACAGGTAATCCCGCCGGTTCAGATTCAGTAGATTATATAGTAGTAGCTGGTGGTGGTGGTTCTACTCAAGGTGGAGGGGGAGCCGGTGGTTTTAGAGAAGGATTAAATCCTGGTTCTTATACAGCATCACCTTTAGCAACAAGTGCTTTACCAGTTCCTGCAACAGCTTATCCAATAACAGTAGGAGCTGGAGGTCCAGGTGGTTTGCATTTACCTCCTGCAAATGTCAATCTCGCTAGTAATGGTAGTCCTTCAACTTTTTCATCAATAACTTCAACAGGTGGAGGAAAAGGAGAAGCTTCTCCTGGAGGAAGTTGCACAGCTGGTCAACCAGGTGGTTCAGGTGGTGGTGGATCTTATTTAAGTAATGGAAGTGTAATATATACAGGTAATACTCCTCCTGTAAGTCCACCTCAAGGAAATCCTGGTGGATATGGACAACAACCTGGTGGAAGAGGAGCTGGAGGTGGAGGTGGCGCTACTAGTGCTGGTGCAAATGCATCTGCTAGTGTGAACGGTCCTGGTGGAAATGGTGCAACAAGTTCAATTAATAATACTCCCACAGCAAGAGCTGGTGGTGGAGGTGGTGGAAATTATGGAACTTCAAATACTCAATCAACAGGTGGACCTGGTGGTGGTGGAGCAGGAGCTACTCCGGGAGGAGGTTCAGGTTCTGCTGGAACAGTAAATACTGGTGGTGGAGGTGGAGGTGCTACAGGAACAAGTAATAATGATCCTAATCAAAGTGGTGGCGCTGGTGGTTCAGGAATTGTTATTATTAGATATAAATTTCAAAATTAATATGTATTTACTAACATTTAAAATTAATATATAAGGAGAAACATTATGGCACATTTTGCAAAACTAGGAGCTAACAGTAAAGTTATTCAAGTACTTACTTTGAATAATGGTGATATGTTAAACGCTGATGGCGTTGAAGATGAAACAGTAGGACAACAATATTTAGAGACACATAATAATTGGCCTGCACAAATGTGGATTCAAACATCTTACAATACACAAGGTGGCACACACAAAGATGGCGGAACACCTTTAAGAGGAAACTACGCAGGTATAGGTTATACTTGGGACGAAGATGATCAAATCTTCTGGCCTAAAAAACCATATGCATCTTGGGTAAAAAATATGACAACTGCAAGTTGGGATTCACCAATCGGTGATGCTCCAGCATTAACAGCTGAACAAGAATCACAAAATACAGCTGATACCCACAGATGGGGTTACGTCTGGAATGAAGCTAATACAACTTGGGACTTGACAGACAGCAAAGCATAAATTAAAAATGGTGGTGGTATGCAGAAGAAAGTCTTAACAGAACAATCATTATATTACGGTGATGTCGATATGCCTAAAGATTGGGACATTGACCGAGATAAATTATCAGGTGACATCTTACAATCAGTAATTCAAAACAAAGATTTTCCGTTCTCACGAACTTGGGATATGTTAAATACATATATGCGAGATCACGTTGGTCTTGAATATGGTGTAAATTTAATTAACAAAGAAACGTGGGGTAATATTTATAAACCCAGCGAGACTACAATTCCTTTATTAAATATAGATCCGGTGGATCTACGTAACTCTCCAGACTTTACATTATTATATGGTGTAAAGGTTAAAGATTGTTTTGTTCGAATACATTATGAAGATAACAGACGTAAAGGTAGAAGTTGGGATATAGAACTTAAAAACAATATGTTCATAATGTTTCCATCAACTAATATGTATTATCTAACTAACAATCAAAAAGATAGTTTAAATTTTGTACAAACAATAACTTATGAATATATCTAATTACTATTGGTATTTTAGTGGAGTATTAACTCCAAAGTTTTGTGATGATGTAATAGCTTATGCAAATTCACAAGAAGAAGTAATGGCTAGAACAGGTGGTTATGGAGATAAAAAATTAGACAAAGACCAAGTTAAAAATATGCAAAGAAAAAGAAAGTCAGATTTAGTCTGGTTAAATGATACTTGGATATACAAAGAATTACACCCATATGTTCACGAAGCAAATAGACAAGCTGGTTGGAATTTTGAATGGGACAGATCAGAATCGTGTCAGTTTACAAAATATAAACACAATCAATACTATGATTGGCATTGTGATGGTTGGGATAAACCTTATGAAAAAGAAGGACCCGACAATGGTAAGATTCGAAAACTATCTATGACTTGTCAATTAACAGATGGTTCAGAATACACAGGTGGTGAATTAGAATTTGATTTTAGAAACTACGATCCACATATGAGAGATGAAAGTCAACACTTAAGAAGAGCAAAAGAGATTTTACCTAAAGGATCTATTATTGTGTTTCCTTCTTTTGTTTGGCATAGAGTTAA